GATCTTGTGCGAACTCTGGAGTCCATTGTGCTTTTAACTTTCTAGTCTTAGCAACAATCGCCTCAGAAGCAAGTTTAACGTCGATTTCTGGGATAGTGATTGAAGTATCAACTGCTACAGTAGAATCTGCCTCGAAGTCTCCTCTATCATTATCAACTGGTTGTTTGTGGAAGATTAAAGTCTTAGAACCTGTAGCTCCTGCGTCACCTGAAGCAACAACGAATACTACGTTAGATCCTACTACTTTAGTGTATTGTGCTAATACAGCTACACCTGAAATTCTAAAGGCTCTTACTCCTAATACATCAGCACCAGAAGGTAAAGCGAAAGATACTGTATCGTAATCAGCAGGATCTAATCCTACCTCGTGGTTCAATGAACCTGAAGATGCAGCTCCTACAGTACCGTTAGCAGATACAGAAGATTGGTTGATTGAGTAACCGAATTGACCAGCACCGTATAATCCACCAGCAACTTCTACGTCTACTCCCATTTTATCATTAGCTGTAGATACGTTACCGTACATGTTGTCTCCGTCTCCTCTACCGTTAGTTGCAGTTCCGTATTTGAAATCTAGATAGAAAACAAGGCCAGAAGGCAAGTTCATTGGTTGTACAGATACGAAGTCTTGAGCTACGATTTGAGCGAATACTTTACGTACTAAAGGTAAAGCTACTCCAGCCCACTGCTCACCAGCACCAGCAGAGAAAGATCCTCCACCAACGTTAGTTGAGTTAGCCTCAGCTACGATTTGTTTTGCTTGGTTCTCAAGGATCATTGCCATGTTTCCAGCAACTCTCTCATCCTTGATACCTTCTAATAAGCCTGATTGTGCCCATTTCTGAGACAATTTAGCTGCGTCAGCTTGAACACTTTTGTATTGGTTCGAGCTTTCTAATAGGGTATTTAATTCCATTTTATTTAATTTAATTTAATTATTTAATAATTCCTGCAAGTTTTTGCATTCTTTTAACAGCATCAGATACTTCTGAGATTACTTCTGGTTTAGAAGCAGTAACTCCGGTAGCTTTAGATGCCATTCCTCTCATTTTTGATTCAGTAACTGTTTCTTTTTTAGTAGTAACTACATTTTCAGAAACTGTTTCGAATACTAACTTAACTTCTTTTACTGTTTCAGCTTTGTCGAAAGCAGCAATGATGTTAACTTTTTGTGACTCTGTAAGGTTATTTGCCTTAAAGATTTTATTTACATAAAGTAATTTAGAGTTAAGAAGATTAACTTCTTGAAGATCTTTTCTTAAAGATTCAATAGTTTCTAAAGCTTCAGCTAATTCAGTAGATTCTTCAACCTCTTCTTTAACATCCTCTTCTTCAACTGCTTCTTCCATTGGTTCTTCTTCTTTCTCATGATCACCTTCTTCTACTGTTTCTTCTGTAGTAGCTTCAAGTTCTCTAAGTAACTCATCCAAGTCGATTTCTTCTTCGTCTTCAGCTCCCATTTCTGGTTCCATCTCTGGTTCAGCTTCCATTCCAGGTTCTTCGATTGGTGCTTCGTCTCCCATACCTTCGATATCACCAGCATCCATATCAGCTCCCATTTCAGCTTCTCCGCCTACTTCTTGAGCAATAATGTCTCTGATCATGTCTTTGAATTGGTCAACTGAAAGTTTAGATAAATCTTCGTCTCCGTCGATTTCTTCTTCACCTTCCATTTCTCCAGCTTCGTCTTCACCAGCTTCTTCGCCAGCTTCCTCTTCGCCTTCTTCTTCGGCTTCGTCTTCAGATTCTTCTGAATCATCCTCTGCCTCTTCTTCTTCAGCTTCTTTTACTGCAATAAATCCTGATGCGTTTTCCTCTACAGCTTCTTCTACTTCCTCTTCAACTTCGTTTACTACTTCTTCTTCGTTTTGAGAATCTTCCATCTCTTGAAGTTTAGCAGCTAACATGTCTTTAAGGTGTGGTGTTAGAGTTTCCTCTAATGCCTCTTTAGCGTTAGCAATAGCGGCTTCACGTACAGACTTTGCTTCAGCAATAGCTTGCTTGAATAAATCTTTGTTTGCCATTTTAAAAATAAATTGTTGTGTGATTTTCCTACAACTATGGTTAAGTTGTAAATGTGGAAAGAGTTTTAAATACTATATAGG